TTTTATGGGAAAGTCAGTATTATCAAGGGGAATCCCTTCTTATTTGACTTATAGGGTGTTAAATGATAGTATTAGTCAATTATACCGAAAACATTCTATAATCGTTGATACATAAGGGTTTTATGTATCGCTTTTTTTATTTTGTGGACTTTTTTAGGAACTTTTTATTTTTTTAAGAGCGGTTTCGTAGACAGAGACTGCTCTTTTCTGGTTCTCTTTTGATAAGTGACTGTATGTGTCCATGGTTACAGATATCTTTGCATGCCCTAGCCGTGTTTGAATTTCTTTGTATGGTAATCCAGCGTTTAGCAAAATACTAGCGTGTGTATGGCGGAAAGCATGAAATCCTAAATCAATACAGTTTGCATTCTTTAAGTGCTTATGAAGGCGATAATCTACCTTCCTAGTGTTGATATAGTTGTCAAAACTATTAGGGAACACCTTCTCATAAGTCAAGCCTATTTTTCTACCGTCCTCTGCTTGTCTTGCTCGGTAGAGGCGTAGCATTAGTACTGTCTTGTGATCGATATCTAAAACTCTATAACTTGATTTTGTCTTAGGACTGTTCACTTGGTTTAAAATATTGAGAGTTTTATTAATATTGATTGTTCCGTTCTGCAAGTCAATATCAGACCATTCTAGGGCTAAACATTCTCGAATACGTAAACCTGTGGCTAGGAGTGTCTTGTAAAGCACTGTATCATAAAAATTAACAAAGGTATTCTCCAATTTATCAAGATAAGCGAGGAATTTTTTTAACTCTTCATCTTGAAAGTATTTTATCTCGTGTTTGTCTCGTACGATTTTTCTGGGAATAATAACATCACGGGCAGGATTACTCTCTAATGCTTGGATAGATACTCCATACTGAAGTATGCGTTTGTTCAAGGCATGTAGATTATTATACTCTTTATAACCAGTGCCATCTTGATTGTACTTATCCGCCCATTTGTTTATCTTGGTTTGGATAATAACGGGAGTGAGTTTATCTAACTTATAAGATCCGAAAGATGGCAAGAGGTGGTTATTGAGACAGCCTTTTACTTTCAGACGTGTATTTGTCTTGACTGTGTGTTGGTAGGTTTGCCAAAACAACTCTACCAGCTCACTGTATGTTGTTATGGTTGTGCGTTGTTTTCGTGTAGAACCATTCTTTTTAAACTCGACTTTGGCTTGTATAGCCTTGCTCTTAATTTCTTTTTTGGTTCTTGCTGATATAGTTGTCTTAACTTTTTTACCAGTAGCTGAATCGATACCAAGATAGATACTAGAGCGGTAAACAACTGTTCCGTCTTTTTTTGTGTGTTGTGTAATTTTCATGGTTTTAACTCCTTTTCCATCAGCAGGCAAGCAATTAGAAAAGGTTTTGAGTTTATACCATGCGAGGAGTTACGAGAACGCCCCTACTTTCGATTTTAAGAAGTTAGACGGTAAATAATGCCAGAGTAGGAAACAAGGCTATATAGAGCTTTTAGAGGCGTTAAACTTAATTAGTGAAAATTCCTAATCAAAGTATTTATCAATTTTTAATATTTGTAAAAAGGCTCATTGATTACACCTCGAAACAAAGCACAAAAGGAGCTTCGTTAGAGGCTCCTTTTGGTAGGTCGCTACTGCAACCATTCATAAGATTAAATTAAGCTTAATCCATTTGAAGCCATTTGTCAACTTTAAATTGATATTTAAAGTAAGAAGACTGGAGTAACTTTAGAATTTAAAACTATTTAAGCGAAGTTTGTCAATATATCTTCTTCTTCTAAAAATTTAGTATGAGGCAACAGTAAAATTTTTGCTTTGGTATTTTCTTCAAAGATTGCCTTTGTTTCTACCATTTTTTCAAACTTATGACTTGTGTCATCAATAAGTGCAACATATTCTGCATTATTTTTATGATGTTGGAGAATTCTAGTATCCATTGCAAGTAATTTTGCTCTGTTAAGATCATTACCATTTGAAATAGTTCTAATCAATTTTTCGTTTTTCCGTGTAGGGATTGTAAAATCAAATTGAACTGTAATTCCTTCTTTACCAGAAAACGAAGTTCTACTTGTAAAAAATACTTCTCTTTTTCTTAAAATTTCCTCGACTTCATCATGGAAAATATTCTTTACATTTTTATCTTTTAATACAATCATATCATTTACTTGCATGATTGTTTGAAGAAGACGTTGTTTAGCTAGAGGAAATTTTTCCAAGCTAGTAGTTATACAAAGTTCATTATTATTTAACTCAGTGCCTAGACTACTCACAATTGTGTTTAGAATATTGTTTTTATGTAAGGTTCGGCCGTTTAAATTTACGCCGTGACTTTTTAGGTTGTTGATAGTCCAGCCGTCATCTGTTAAGGTAACTCGGCCATTGTTCAAGAATTCAGCATATAGAATGATATGGTCAAAATCGTTATCTAAAAAAGGAGTACTGATTTCAACAGTATGATTGTCAAGGTCAGCGAAGCGATACTCTTTCATAAGCCAGTCGAAGTATACTTTTTTCAATGTGTTGGACTTATTCATTATCTTTCTCCTTTCTTATATTTGTGTATGATATAAATTCCGTAAATACATCTATTATCTGATTTATATTAGGGAAGTTAGAATCTTTCAAAGGTATTGCAATGGAATCTTTTTTGTCGTGTTTATTAGAATAGATATGTATATGACTACCAATAATAACTTTTCCATCAGGATTGATGTGTCTGTTCGATGGATGAATGTCAACTCTAACTATGTGGTCGTGAAAATCTTTTAGTCGAAGATGTATGCTGAAACGTTCATTGTTTAATCTACCTCGAAAGATATGAAGAATATATTGGATATCATCATCGTCAATTATAGTTTCGTCCACTTCTACTTTACCAAACATTGCGGAAATGGTGTTGTATATCTGATCAAAAGTTAGCTGATTTTTAGGATGTTTTAATCTATTTATAATCTCTTGCACTTGTGTATCATCTAAGTTTGAATAATTCATTTTATCTTTCTTTCTTTATAAATACTTATATTTTTATTTGTTATTTATCTGACAACGATTTTAATAGGTTTAATACAATCTGTTTATCTTCTTCAGATAGAAAGATGAAGTTTACCAATAATTGAACCTCTTGAGGGTTTAATGATCCAAGAGTAAATAGAAAATCATTAAGTTTTTGCTCTGCTTCATTAATAATCTTATCATCTGATAAGTATTTTTCTATGTCATGCTTGCTTAACTCATTAAAATTTGGAATGAGGCTTTTTAAAATTTCTTCACGATACCTATTTAGAAAATCTTCCCCTTTTAAAGTTAATAGATTCTCAGTACCATCAGCCATTTTTAATTCATAGTATGCTCTAAAAGCTTTAAAAAAAGCTTCATCTGAACCATCTTTTTGACTAAGTTCTTTTACTGTTTCAATAAAATTATCATCATAGCCTAACAAATAAGAAACACTTACTCCAAATATATCTGCTAATTGCTGAGCTTTATCTTGCTTCAGAGAAACATTTTCAGCATTTTCCCATCTAGATATTGTTAATTTTTTTACGCCGATTTCATTAGCTAATTGTTCTTGTGTCTTTCCGTGCTCTTGTCTAAGAGTCTTGATACGATTTTTCATAAATGCTATTACCTCAGTGTAATTATAGCATAAAATAAAAAAACATCAAAAAAGATAACAAAAAAAGTTATTTTCTATTGACAAGTATCATTTATGATGCTATACTCTAACCGTAAGTTATCAAAAATGATAACAAAAAGAAAGGAGAAATATCATTGCTTATTACCTTAGCACAAGCAAAAGCGATTCGCCGCAAGCAGGCAGACAAGAAATTGACTGCTAAGCAAGCGAGCGAAGAAATAGGAGTTACACAAGTCACCTATAGAAAAATTCGGAACGGTGGCGAAGTAAAGTCGAGCATTTACCAAAAGGCCATGCAGTGGCTTGCAGAAGACTATTAGAAAGGAGTAAAGTAATCATTATTTTGGTTTATATTTACAGATTTCTTGTATGGTGCTTTACCACTGGAGATTGATTTATCAAACTAGCTAACTATTCAATAGATTAAGATGCTTGCTACCTATGGCAGTATCAAGGATTTATAACGGTTTTGTCTCCTATCTCAATTAGTAAATTCATATAGTACTGTCTTAAGTGGCAAGCATGAGCAAAAAAAGAAGAAAGGAAACTTATTATTTAAGTGTAGAAATTTTAAGAATGGACAATAAAGTAGAAATTGAAACAATTACTAATAGCAAGGGTTTTTCGATTCCCAAGCATTCCAAGGATTTTAAAAAGCTAGTTGAGAAAGACAGAGAATTAGCTGAATATCTTTGTATGAACTATGAGTCCTTGGACAGTGAAGACCTGGGCGCATTTCTTTGGATGGTAGAGCAAGGAATCAGCTGGATTCTGGATCTTATAGAAAGTAAAGACCTGCTTTATAAACCCCGTAAAGGAAAAAAAGCATGAAAAAGACAACAAAAAAAGTCACTTGCTCAAATTTTGGTCGAGGAGAGCAAGCGACAATACATTGGTATAGATATTTTTTCTATACCTTGATTATAGCATAGAAAGACAAGGTACACAATGAGAAAACAACATCAAGCAGTAAAATTTAAGGATATTGCTGAAAAAATTGCCTGAACTAGAGGGCAAAAACTTAGAAGAAATCGCTGGAGTATTAGGCTATCGCAACTTAGACAGTTGTAAGGTTAATCTCTACAATCTCAGACAAAACAAGCGACTAGGTTTTATAGTAGAAAAAGGAGTTTACACTAAGTTTGAACTGTTAGACAATACGGTCAAAGAGGAGCTAGAAAATAAGGAACTTGGGGAACGTGGTCGCTATTTGAAGAGTGTAGACCGATACAAGGCTATGCTAAATGCTTTTTCTATTGCCTTTGATAGCACGGTTAAGGCAGAAACTAGACAAAAAGCAGAACATGATGGACTGAAAGCCTTGGATAGGATTCCAGATAAATACTACGCCCTACTTTATGACATGATGGAGAGCTAGGGATGGAAGAAAAGGCACATTTTGCTAGATTCATGCGTAGAGGTATGGAATTAGCAAGGTAACTACATAGCAAAGAAATCCAACGTGAAGAATTTGATAGAGCCTGGAAAAGATTAGGCGATCAAATCGAAAACGAAACGAAGAAAAACTAAGAAAACCGAAGAGCAGGCAAGCAATTAGAAAAGGTTTTGAAAACGAGTACTGACAGGGGGACTCTAGGCACTTGTTTAGAAAAAAGTGGGTAGTGATCCACGAAATACTGCTACAAGCGTACGGCAACTTTGGGGCAATAGCCCAGCGTTTGGAGTAGTGGGAAAAGCTGTATAGGAAACAACAAAAAAGGATAACAAAGTAAAAGATGACAATAACAAACTTAAAAATAAATACACAAGCAGACCTTGACAATCTAATGTCTGAGGTCAAAGCAGAAAGTCCAAACCTCTTTCAATTCATAAGCGATTTTATCAATAAAAAAGTATCTATAGAAGAAGTGGAAGCCTTTCTAAAAATGGAACATGAAATACAACAGTTATACATCAAGAATTATAAAGCGAGGACATAACATGAATGAACTAGTTATAAGCAACACACAGGCGGTTATCTTCATTGTGGTGTTGATTGGTCTACTGGTTTATCTAAACCACCGAGACCACAAAAAAAGCGCCCAAATGGAGCGAGAAAACACGCTTGCAATAGAAATACCTATCGAGGATATAACACCCGATTATGGGCGATATATTCAGCTTGCAGGAGTGAGACCGTGGGGGTGCTAGTATGTTTGAAAAAATGATTGAAGACCTAAAGTCGAATATTCTTGAATCAGTGGAACGGTATCTAAAGAACCATGAAAAAATTCCTCCAAAGAAGTTAAATTTGATTAGTAAAACGGAACTTAAGGAAGAGTTAAATATAGGGGATAAAACCCTTAGTAGTTGGGAACATGTAGGCTTACGACAATATATTCCACCAATCGAGGATACTAGAAAGGCTTATTATAAAATTTCCGAAGTTCTCAAGTTCTTGGGGGTAGAGGAATGAGAGTGCTCGAGTTGATTTTATCCGCTGATAAACTATCATTATTTGCCTTTCTAAAGTCTACCCCTACTCAAGTATGGAAGAATGGAAACTACTATAAGTTTGTGTACTACGAGCCTATAGGTGAGGGACTGACGGATTTTCGTTATAAAGGCTTATATGTAGCGATCCGAGACGAAAAGAGTGATAGGGAAGACTGGGAACTAGCTCGACCACTAGAAATTACCTTGGCTAGTCCTGAATTGATAATGATCCTGAAGGATTTAGAAATAAACAAGTTGACTGAGCAACGGAAGGGGCTTGGCGTGGAGCTGAAAGGGTGGATTTTTAACCTGATTTGTAATGGAATCTATACCAGATATGAGACGGCTACACTAGTCCGCTTGCTATTTGTGAATGGTTACAGTTTTAGTCAGTTAGTGGATTTGTTTTCTACTGTCGTCAAACGGAAAGAATTAGCCAGTTATTTCCTTGAAGTAGCGACAAAATTCTATAAGGAGGTGGCTTTTGAATAGTGAAGAAATTGTAACTAAAATCATCGAAGAGAATCAGCGACAAATATCGCCTACCGTGGTGAACTTGACCCAAGCAAGAGAAACCGACGAGGATAGTAATAGTCTGAATCTAACACCGAAAACCAAAGGGAAAGGCTTTGCGGTTACCTTGGACAATCTCAAGAAGATTTTAAGTGGAGATAGCAAGCTGAAGGGGGCGATACAGTACAATACATTCACTTATGAAATTGACGTGACAAAAGCAACAAAATTGAACGGTAGAACCTTAAGCGGAACCATTGACGACCTAATTATTAGAGAGATTAGGGCTTATATTGCTACAAAGTACAAGATAGATTATAAAAAAGGGGATATCGCTGATATTCTAGAAGTTGTGGCTGGAGAACATAGCTACAATCCTTTAAAAGACTATCTAGAATCATGTGAAAGTGAATATAAAGAGTTAGTGAATCAGCGTGATCCCTTTGCTATTTTAAGGAATTATCTAAATATCAAAGATGATAAATATAACCGCATTATCATGGATTTGTTTTTCCGTGGGGCGGTTGCTAAGGTATTTGACCCCTCTATTAAGTTTGACTTTGTGCTGGACTTGACTGGACGGCAGGGAGTAGGGAAAACCCAATTTTTTGAGGGACTATTCACTCACAAGTATTTTACAACCGTTGAAACTTTCACAGATAAAGACGACAAGGCTAGAATGGTTAGAAATTGGTGTGTATTTGATGATGAAATGGTGGCCAGTAAAAAAGCTAGCTTTTCAGAATTAAAGAAATTCATCACAGAAACTAAGCTAGAGTATAGACCGCCCTACGCTTCCAGTGATCGACGACTACCTAAGAGCTTCATCATTGTGAGGGCAACCAATGACCTTGATTATTTAAACGACCTGACAGGAGAAAGGCGTTTTCTGGTTGCAGAAGTCCACAAGGACACCACCTATAAGGGTAGAAAATGGACAGAGAAAGACCGTAGAGCCTTTTGGGGTGCTATGGTAGTAGCTTGGAAGTCTAATCAGTCTTTGACGTTGACAGACGAGCAGGAGAACCTGGTAAATGACGTAAGAAGTAGGTACAAATTTGCAGATGAAACCCTTGAGGATTTGGAGCGTTATTTGGCTTTACCTTTTCCAAAAAACATGTACCATTACCCAGTTACAGATAGAACCAGGTATTACTATATTTATGACATGATGAACGAGGGCTATTTTAGAAATAGCAAAGGTGGAACTGTTGAACTTGATACAGATAAATATGGCGAACTAGTAGAACGTGACAAGATGACTATAAACCTATTTTTCCAAGAAGTCTATCTAACTGACAAAGTACCACCAAAGGATAAAGCAAAGGTTAAAAAGTACATGCAAAATAAAGAGGGATGGGAACACAAACGATCTTTAAAATTTGGAAAAAGCGTTAAACCTGGTTACTCAAAACATAAAAGGTAGTGAGGGTAGTCACTAACTCAAAAAATGACTACCTTTTATAGGGAAACTAGAGCCTTTAAACAAAAAGGATTTAGAAAAAGGGTAGTTTTTAAGATTTAACTGACTACCATTGTAAACCCTTGGTATTACTGGATTTAATGTAAGAAAGTAGTTATTTTATATTATTTATAAAGTATATAGAATAAATAGATTAAAGGCGTTTATTATTTATTTTTTTGGAGCGAGGTGACTACCTGACTACGCGTTTTAAAAACCCTTGGGGCTGTATGGCGGAAGTGGTAGTCACTAGATATCGAAAAATGACTACTTTTTTGAAATTGTGAGTATGATAGTTAAATAGAATTGAAAATCATGTCATAAATTATCAACAATTAATGCTTAAATACTCTTCTAATTTAACATAATGAAAAAATGTAAATTAAAAAAAGCAAAATAGACCTATCCCCTTGATACAAAAGGGATTGAGAAAACGGCTTGAATCTAACAGAATAGAAGATATGTTAAATATATGACACTAAAAAAGAGAGGAAAAACAGATGAATCCTAACAAAGATTACACGCCATTTTTACAGGATAACTTTATTATTTTTGTCAAAAATGGTATAATAGAAATGAAAAAAATACCAGACTTTGGAAGTGTAGTATTTACCAGTCAAGATGGTAATATTGTCCAGATTGAAACAACAATTAAAGAAAGATAGCTGACTAGAAAACTAGAGGCGTAACATTAAAGCTAAGTGGCTTTTTGTTACGTCTCTTTTTGCTTTTGGAAAGAGGAGAACAATGAGGAATAAAGATCCAGTAGACAATCGTAGGTAACAAGTACAATAAAAAAGAATAAAAGAAATGAGGAATAAAAACATGGAAACATTACAAACTATTGAAACAAAAGTAACTAAACTAATCGAACAAAACCAAAAAGATATTACAGAAGCTGAAGAAGAACTAACCAAGACAGGGCAAGTTATTTTAGAAGCACAGGCAGAGTTACTACAGGCTCAAAGAGAAATAAATGCCCAAAAGTATACAGAAGCAAAAACGAAACTATGGACAGCGGAGCAAACGAAAGAATTGTATGAAAAACAACTAGAGACAATAAGTAATCAGCCTGTAATTTCTTATGAAGAATATCATGAAATTATTGGTGATATTACAAAACTAGCTAATAAAGAGCAAGAGGACTGCTATACACAAGCTTGTGAAAAGTTGAAAGAAGTTGTGGCAATTGCTAATATTGCTCTAGAAAAAGCTAATAAAGCTGATCAATTGCTTAAAAAAATCGAAGGCCAATTAACTAAGAATAGTGAATCATACAAGAAAAATAAAACAGGAGCATATCTATTCTACTCAGGGGTAGGCTATAACCCACAGAGAGCATTTTATAAACACAAAGAACAATTAGAAAGAATTATAGATAATTTTTCAAAATAAAGGAAAGGAAAGAAAACATGAACTTATTTAGTCATAAAAGAGACCTTGGAGAAATTATAGGAGAACTACAAGTAGGTGCTCAAAAAGAAAGAGAAGAACAACAAGAACAATATAACAAAATCAGAGAGAAGGAACTCGAAAGGGATTTAAAGGAACAAAGAGAATACGAGAGTTTAATAAAAAAGACAAGTATACTCTTAGAGCAAGAAAAAGAAAAAGCATACAATACTAAAGTAAAACAACTTACATCAGATGCAAAAAAAGAAATAGAAAAGGAAGTTGCAAAAGACCTTCATTATTTAACAGATAAAGAAAAAACAATAAATGATGTGTATGCTTCGTTGGTGAAAGGATTAGAAATAGAAGAATAGAAATTTGATAGGGGGTACCCCTACCCTAAAAAAATAAAGGCCCCCTAAATGAATAACCTCCGACAAGATAGAACGGGACCACATCAAGTAGCTTTCGAGAAGAATAAAAAGATTATCCTTAAAATAAGAAATACTTGTGGAATATGTGGGATACCCGTGGATAAGTCATTGAAGTATCCACATCCACTGAGTCCAGTTATTGATCATATAATTCCAATAAATAGAAACGGTCATCAATCTGACATCAAGAACTTGCAGTTGTCGCATTGGCAATGCAACAAACAGAAGTCTGATAAGTTATATGCTGATGATAAGACAAGTGGTAGCGCAGTTGTTGAGAACAGGAATCTACCACGGAGCAGAGACTGGACGAAATATAGATCGTAAATGATTTTAAAAATATTTTTAAAAATCATAGAAATAATTAAAAAAATAGTAATGTTTTAAAAAAAGTAAAAAATAATAATTTTGAAGATTTTTTGAGAAAAAATAAAAATTTTAAAATTTTTAAAAATTGCCAAAGATGGGGGGTCACCCCCTCCCCTAAGGCTCGGCCGAGCTTCACGCCGTCACTGTACATTTTTTCTCGCGCCAAATTATTGAATTAAGAGAGGTTAAGAAATGTTTAAACAAAAATGTTAGGAACTAGCGATCTAAAAAGTGATATAATTAGAACGTGGTAATTTTATATGAAAAAAGATGAAATTAAAAAATATTTAGACACAGACCTTGAATTTAATTATAATGGTCGAGGCGCTTGTTTCTTATCTAGTGTTTGTGTAGTTGGTTATGACTATGCAGGTCAACAGTTTGATACAATTGATGAAGCCATGGAAGTTAAAGTTTTTGATGGAAAAAGTTTAGTAGATATATGGGATGAAGTTTTTCCACAAGTATCTTAAAATAAAATATGGTCACATATTTTAAGAGATGACAGAAAGTGCCTGAAATAATGTTAAATAACGACTCAATGGAATGCAGCAAACCAAGCTCATCTAATAGAATAGATGAACTCTTTACTTCAGAGTCTAATCTTGAAGGATACAGTGATTTTTACAAAAATAGTGAAGAATCAAAAGTTTGGTGGATTGACAAAATAGATATTAGAGGTGAGATGTTATTCAGCTTTGATCAGAAAAAAATTTATAACCTTTTTCTTGACTATCCTCACAATATGACTGAAGAAGAGGTTAGAATTTTTGATAGCGAAAATCCTTTCTGGAGAGATTTTTTTCAATGAGTTAGGTAGTATGAAATGGAAGTGGACAATACAGAAACAGCTAAAAGAACATATCATTTTTTAAAAAGTTACAAGTCATTGAAGAAGTTAGCCAATCTTAGAGATACTCCAGGAGCATTTGAGACTAAAGCTAAAGAAATAGTCAAAATGATAGACTCTTATAGAAGTGGTCTAGACGATAAGAAACGTGATATATTTTATAATTTATTTATTGTTTCTCAAAAACAAAAGCAGACTTTAAAAGAACTCTATAGATTACTGGATATTGATAAAACAGATTATGACCGCCTCAAAAGTGAAATCTTACTAGATTTTGCTCATAGTTATCGGGAAGGAGCATTATTAGCATATCACGATGAAAAACAATGACAAAATAAATGCCCTTAGATACGAATCTAGGGGCATTTTGTAGGTTAATGTATATTAATAATTTCAACTTTCTTTACTTCATCTTCAAATAACCTTGTCCATCGGGAACCTGTTTTAACCGCTAAAGCATCATACTCCTCATCAAAGGTATCCTTATCTTCAAAAAGACAAATTCCCTCAAAGGTATGGTTATCAACATCTGTAATCTTTACAACTTTATTGTTAAATTTTTTAAGTTCCATCTTTATTTTCCTGTTTTTGTAGTACTATAGTTTGTTATATTATTGGAATCCCCTTGACGTAAGCCTCCTTAACTTCTACAAGAGTCATAGTAATTCTCCTTTTCATCATTATACTTCAATCTAGTAACTATTGCTAATAATTTAGAGAGTTTTCTAGGCAAACTATAATACACTACCAGGTAATAAAAAAGCACGTCTGATCGTGCTAGTTTCTTGCCTGCTGAACTCATAAATGACTGACCCTTTTAGGGTCGTTTTTTTGTGGACTTTTTTAGGAACTTTTTAGAAAGACTAAAGTAAGTTAATTAGGTCGTTTTTTTATGGGAAAGTCAGTATTATCAAGGGGAATCCCTTCTTATTTGACTTATAGGGTGTTAAATGATAGTATTAGTCAA